ATCAACGCAATCTTCAAGTATCAGTCTCCATAAAATTTTCCAAACCTTTAGTCTTTGATTGAACTTCCTTTTTTTTTGTTTTATATACAGCTTCATCGGGCACCATAATCATTGGATCGAAGCCCTGTACAGAATATTTTGTATCGTCACCTTCTAATGTAACGTAATTTATATATTCTTGATTCTCAATCATCTTATGTTTGATGTGAGTTTGCTTCTTTTCTTTTTGTATTCTACGGATAAATGCGTAGTATATAATTTGTGTAAAATATGCAAAGGGGTTCTTGGATTTTTCGGGATTAAAGTTATGTATGTATTGCAAACAGTTTTCTATACCATCAGAAATCATTTCCTGTTTGTAAGTATAGTTAATAAAGTTTGGTCTATATGAAAGTCCGTTTGCAATTTTTAAAAAACATTCGCCAATATAATTTGTAACTTGTGGAGTTGGCTCTCCCGCTTCTTCTGCTTCTACGCACTTTTCATTCCAATCTTTTAAAGCCCCTAGAAACTTTACATTGTCAACATAATGAACTGTTTTCTTTTTAGCCATTATTATTTTCTTCGTCCTTTTGTTCGTGTACAATTGTACTTAATTAACTATACACTATACACTATAGAGTATGGTAATGTCAAGTGATTGACAATGCCCTAACTTATCTGTATAATTCTATATGACCAGAGGGGAATAGTACTAATGAATTGTTCTATTATGTTTCTTTAAAAACTCTGATGTTTCCTCTAGCAACCTTTCCAATTCATCTTGTCTGTTCCAAGCGTTTAAATTTTCTTCTATACCCTCTTCCAATTGAATTTGTGATAATTCTTCACTACTTGGTTCTTCTATATCTTCTGTAGTAGATGTAACTAATTTCATTTTTCTTATATTTTGTAGGATATATTCATAATACTTACTCATCCCTAAAGATGCTGGAACCATTGTCACAATTGTAGCCTTATTAATTGGAATATCCTTTTCATCTGTAAATGGTTGTACCCATCGAGTTAAAGCTAAACCCTCTTCAATTCCTGCTTCAGTTACACGGCTCATAATATCCATTTTTAGGGGTGCAGTTACCTCTAGTATAATATCACTTTTATTCTGATCTTTAATATCGCAAATAATATTTTCACCATTTGATAATTTTATTATTTGGTAATTAGTATTCATAGTTTTACTCTGTCGATTTTATAATCGAATTGTTCCTCGTTGTATATATTTATTCGTTCATAAAAATGGTTTAATGTAAAGTTCCTGTGAGTTTTGTGTGTGAGATCATCGGAGATGTCGAAGAGCCTAACGGCACGTTTAGTTGCAGTCTTACGCAATCCCCGCCCAAGCGATTGTAGCACTCTAATCTTAGATTTACTTGGGCTTGCGAACACGATGTTATGCAAGTTCCTAATATTAACACCAGTACTAAATGTACCGTATGACGCAACAATGATAGCATTTTTCTCTTTCTCTGTAATTGCACGAATATTTTCTCTTGTTTCTGCGTTTGTTCCTCCGTAGACAAAGAAAACCTGTCTATCAAAGTTCTTCATTTCATCATATAGAAATTTACCATGTTTTAAAACAAGTTGAAACAAACAAAGTGTGTTTCCTTCCAGATTATCGCAAAGGTTAATAATAAAAACATTACGCCTGTCATGCCCCACCAAGTAGTTAATTTCTTCAGCATAAGATAATCCTTTTATTTCTTTGCTTTCTTCTTCTGTATGTTTTAAAACGATACATTTTATTTCTAAGTCAGCTAAAGTTCCTTTATCCATCAACTCTTTTGTTGATGTAACTTTCTGCACAGAACCAAACAACCCCTCTAGTATTAGTTGATGAGTTTGTGTTCCATCCAAAGTTCCTGTTAATCCGAACCTATATTTACACATATCAAGTTTTGTCAATATACTGGTAAGAGATTTTGCTTTATACAAATGAGCCTCATCACCTATGACACAACCAAACTGTTTGAAGTATGGTTTTTTCATTTTGTATAAAGACTGCCATGTAGAGATAACTACTGACTTATCAGTATCCTTTTCATGTCCAGCATATATACGGTGTAAATAATTATCACTCCAACCATAATCAATAAAATCAGAATACATTTGTTCTACCAATGATGTGGTTGGAACAAGAATTAGTATCTTTCGTTTCTCTAATAAAATATTATAGTATCTTACAATCGCATAAATGATTAACGATTTACCAGAAGCGGTAGGGCTAAGAAATAAATTACGATGATTTCGTATTGCTGTAAATACGGCATCAATCTGGTAATCACGGATGTCCAGAACCTTTCCATTGGAAGTGGGCCTGAGAGATTTAATAAAGTCTGCCGTCGTATTTCTCTGTAAATTGAGCTTCTCATCTTTTACTTCTCCATCTAATATATATTCGACTTCATTTGTTGAACAAAATTGTTCTATGTAAGGTAACAGTCCAACATAAATTTTTCCTGTTTGTATAGAAAATAATCGTATCTTACCGTCCCAAACTTTGTTGCGATACGCAGGCATAAACTTAGCGCCTGGCACTTCAAACGTAAAATAATCTGACAACTCTCTTGCAAGTCCAGAGTCAACATCAATTTTCAAATATACTTCGTCAAGTTTAGATATGTGCATTTTGCAAAGTATTCGGTTCACCGTAATCGCCTCTAACGATTACATTCCATGATATGCTAACTCTCTCCACCTTAGTAGGTGGAACCCAATGCATCAACCAAGAAGGAAATATAAATCCAATACCCACTACAGGATTAAATTGAATCATACTAGAGTTATTCCAGTTAGATTTGTTTCTTGGTCTAAATGTTGATGCTTGTGGCCGTGGATCAAAAAATTGTATCGGAGAAGCTTCCTCAGATGCTCGTAGATAATAAACACCAGATAATATATTATTAGAGTGCGTATGTGGTGGATGATCATCACCCCTTAATAAAGTGTTCCCCCACATATTTGTTATCTCTACGTTTTCATACTGATACTTATCTGTATCTAAAATATGTTTGTTACACTCTAAAACTCTTTTACTAAAGTCTCCGAAGGCTAGATGCTGATGTAACTCATCTCCCCCATTTTCAAATTCAATAACGTTTAACATATTCATATGGGAATTTGCATCTTGGTATCCCTTAAATTCATGAATCAATGTTGAAAAACAATGATAGGTTTTTACATTAACCATGATATCACACTCCACCTTGTACCATAATCTATTTTGTTTACCTTGTGAGAAAACATAAAGTTAGACGGAAAAATAATCGCAGATCCTTTACTGGTTTTGTATTCATTATCTGCAACCACAAATTCTCCACCTTTGTAATCTTCGTTTAGGAAAAGTAATACTGACAAGTGAGGATAACCATATTGTTGGCCATGCGAGTGATGGATATTGTCTATGTGTTCCGACATAAAACCACCACTACCGTAACGGTTTACTCTGAAATCTGTATATCTCTTACAGATAACCTTGTGAATTTTTTGATAGATACTAAGGACGTTTAATGTGTGTTCCTTCATTTCCTCGTAATACTTTTCATTAACCCGAAACCATACATCGTCCATAAACACCCTCTGAGAACTCTTAGGACTTGTGCTATCGTGCGTAGAATATGTAGATGGAGACAACTCCTTACTTTCTATAGTATAAGATATAATGCCATCACAAAGTTCATCGGGGACTACATTTTCATAGTAACCAATCCACTTCCCAAGAAATACACTCATATCATTCCAGCTTCAAACTGTCTCCAACTGATTGCATTTTTAATATCCCATTGTCGATTAGTAATCGATTTGAGAATACCATCAATATATTTAATTACCGATTCCAGATATGCAACTTTGTGTTCCGATTTGATAATGTCCTCGTCAGACTCTATGTAAACGTGTAAATCTGTTTTGAGAACTTTTAGGTCAAAGGGTTTGGTCACATAAATTTTTGCATCAGACTTACCACCGTAGTATTCCCATTTCTCACGATATAAAACCTTATATTCACCTTTTGCTCGATGTAACAAAAGTTCAAAATTTGTTTTGTAGTCTAGATATTTGGAATAGAGTTCTTGGTTTCTTAGGGATTCGGTATCTAATCGCTCATCATTTATTGTCAGGTCTTTTTCAACCTGAGCTTTCAATTCATCAAGGGTCATAAAGTCTCCGTTATAGTGTCACAATCTCATATATTTTATAAGTAAAATCTGCGCTTACAGATATATATTCAACATCTGTTGCGGTCTGTGTCATCTCCAATGCTCCAAGTGAAACAGGATATAAATCTTGAAAACGAACCTCAACCACTGGATTATTTTTATTAGTCAGCATGGTAAGAATCGCATCGCCAAACATTCCTCTTGCGGGTGTTGAGGGTTGAACATCACCAATGTCACCACTTGTACCTTGTGTTACAATCGGTGTGCTTGCTGTTGCAGATCTAAACTCAGAAAATTGCGTTCTGCTTTTAGGGAACCCGATTGCGGTCATCCATTCGTGCAAGGAAATATAATTTTCAAGATACTCATCAACAATAAAAGTTATTGAAAGATTTTCATAACTGAGGGTATCACCCATCATTGGTATTTCTTTATATGGAGTTGACATCACTGCATCACCCAAACTTATCGCAGGCACATTTGCAGCTGTGGTAAAAAATTCAACTTTGGGTAGTTGATGAATGTTAAACTTAAACTGTGTTGGACTCAGATAGTCTAATTTATCTGGTTGCCGAGATATCGGTGATGTTGAAGTAGCCATAATACTATTTATAAGTTACTTTAATATCAACTATATTTTCGATTAACTGGCTTGAGTCCGAAGGCAGTTTGAAGTGCTGGTTCTTTTGAAGTTAACTCATCATAACGAAGATGCCAAATCTTCAAGTAGTTATAAAAAGGAACGTTAGGATATAAGTGGTGAATGAGATGGTAGTTCTGAAAAACCATTAGCGGTGTAAGAATCCATTCCCAACCTTGTCGTACAGTAGATGCCTGATATTTATTATCATGTGCTGAAATGTCTGCTGGGTGGTGTGGTAGGAATACAAAAACAAAACCAACTAATGCTAATCCTATACGCGATGGTAAAACCCAAAGTAGCAAAAATTCATATCCAAATCCAAGAGTAACAAATGCAGTTATTATACTAATTAGCAGAGCTATATAAATTAGAACCGCAAAACCATGCCGCCGAGCAACTACTCCCCCCTTTAACCACTCTTTAACAAATATGGATATGTAGTAAACATCGAAATTTGCCCATCGTAGTGGTAGAACCCACCACTTTCCATGATGCATAAAATTATCTGGATCGTTAGCACATGTCGTATGACCGTGATGATTCAAATGAATCCATCTTGCTATTTCCAAAGGAGCTAGAGGTACTAACATAAACAAGGAAATCCGACCTAATAAGTCATTTACTAATTTGTTAGTAGAAACAGTTTCATGAATAGATTCATGAAGTAGTGAGAAAAAGAAATAAAGACAGACTCCATTTATTAGAGTAGCAAGAAGAAACGGTATATTGCCATTAATAGCAAAAAAGGAAGTTAGTCCAAAAGTCAAAGAACCAATCAGAAATAAAATTACTGCTGGCCACGATAGCAAAGGAGTTTTAGAAAGCTTTCTTAAATATTTTTCTTTATTAAAAATTTCACTATTCCCCCATATTTTCCTTAGTACTATTTATAATAAAAAAAAGGGGGTCAAATTGACCCCCTTTAACTTGTGGTTGGTTACTCCAACTCTTATTATTACATAAGGTTCGTAACTTTAACCTTCCTGTAGTACTTGTTAGTCGCACTCGAAATCGAGATTGCACCTTCAGCAGATGCAGCAACTGTACCAGTATGGAAAGGATTAGCAGCAATACCATATCGGGTCTTGAAGCCAATCTTCGGTTGGAAAGTGTGTTCTCCAACTGCACGAACCATTTGTAATGGGACGTATGGGCAGTAGAACATTCCAGCATCATACGGTGAAGTACCTTTGTAACCTACAACATAGTACTGTGAAGCAGCTACGTTTGCAGCGTAGGGGTCAACATAAACTTTGTAGCGTCCGTTAAGAACACCAGCAAAAGTTGTAGTTGTGTCGTCTACGTTTAGGTTATTGGAAAGAGCAGGAGTATAATCCAAAACTCCAGACATTTGCAATGCAGATGCAACATCAGCAGAACAAAGAATCATATTACCCTTTCCTCTACGAGTCTGTTGACCAACTGCGTTTGCATCTCTCTCAACTTGAAAGAGAAGTCCTTTAAATTTCTCAACCGACCATCGACCGTTAGAGTCTGTATCCAAGTCGAAGATACCAGCAGTCGTTGTATTGACTTGAGCACCAGCAACCGCAGATACATAAATGTTACGGACAACTTCTCGGTTAATTTCTGCAAGTATTTCAGCAGACAGAATATTCGCAAGTTCTGTCTCGGCATCAAGACCATGAATTGCTTTAAGGTCTTGCGCGAGTTCCATTGAATACTCGGCTTTGAGGGCACGTGTTACCGCAGTAACCGTATGCTTCTCAATGCTGAACGCCATCTCTGCAAATACGTTAGTACTAGAGTTGTCACCTAATGCTTCACCTTGAGCAGTAGTCTGACCTGTAGCACTTGTGTATGTTCCAGCAGAAGGACTATCGTTAAGAACAGCAGGGTTAGTTTCGGTTGCACCGATATCACCACCACCGATAGTACCAGCTTTATTCTGGTTAGAGATGTCAGGCATCGCTTCGTCTGCAAGCGCTTCTGCACCAGTTTGAGAACTGAAACGTGAACGCATTGCAAAGATAAGACCAACTGGCCCTGTCATTGGCTGAACACCGCATATATCATATGCAATTAGATTCGGCATTGAACGACGGACAAGTGATATTAGGATTGGATCCCAGTTATCAACTGCACTTCCTGTTGAGTTGGTTGGTGCGGCTTCTGAAAGGAACGCACGATCTTCTTTGAGAGCCTTTTCTTGGTTCTCAAGGATTACTGTAGTGACTGCCCGCTTGTAACTATCCGAAATCTCAGGGAGATCTGGATGTTGGAGGACTGGCTGCCACTTTTCTTGTAGATGCTCTGTTTGAAACATGTTTGTTTCTCCTTATTATTTTTCTACGTTTATTTATAAATTAACTTTTTTGCACTATTTGACCGTTCTACCTATGGCAGACATATACGCATCCATAGATGGAGTTAGATCAATGTCCTGTGCGGTGCCAGTTTCTACATCATCGATATTTTCAGTCGTTTCCACTGATGTTTTTGGAAAATAACTTTCTTTCAAAGTATCTAACTTTTCACGGAAAGATTCTTCGTCAGTATATTCCACATCATCCGTCAGGGACTTAAACTTTTCAATTTCTGTATCAGCCAAACCTTCGTAAACCTCAGATATGACTTGTTCCCTAACTAGTTTAGCATTACCGTCTTTCAATGATACATTCTTTTCGATTGTTTCACTGATTTTGCTTTCTAGTTCAGAAATCTTTTCAGATTGTGCTTCTAATACATCATATTTGTCGTCTGGAATATCAATGTAGTGATCTTCAAATAGTTGTTTCAAACCAGAAATGAAATCTTCTGCAATCTCACCTTTTAATCCACGTTCAACTGCGAGCTCATTTTCCTTCATCCATTCATCAGTAACATAATTGAGATATGTATCGACTTTATCAGTCATCTCATCTGTTGCTGACTGTACATTTTCTTTCAGTTTTACTTCGTATTCGTCTTCGAGTCTTTCGATCTCTGTACGAATCTTAGATTTAACCGCGGCTTCAAACACTGTTGCAGCCTTACGTTTAAATTCTTCGGATAAGTCACCTTCGCCATTTACGAGTGCTTCAACGTGTTCTGCAACGTCTATTTCCTTAACTCGATTTTCAATGGCTTCCTTCTTGACTTCATCCATTTCTTCTTCTTCTTCGTCGTCGTCATTGTTATGCATAGCAGCATAAAGTTTTTCTAATTGAGCCTTGTTCATCTTGCCCATGCCCTTAGAAATTACTTCAGACATTTCTAACTTGGTCAATTTCTTTTCAGCTACTACTTCTTTTTCTGCAATGACTTCGCCATCGTGATCTATTTCATCACCAGCAGCAAGAGATTTACTTGTTGCACCTGTTCCGTCATCCTTAGCTTTAGGTTTGTCCATTTTCTCAGGTTTTCCTTCGCCCTTCTGTGATTTCTCACCACCTACTTCTTTTGCTTTTGCTACGACCTTCTTAGCCGGAGCATCTTTTTGTTCTGGGTCAACTACTGCT